AAAGCAGCCGACATTTTGCTTAAAAAGATTGTGCCTGACCTAGCAAGACAAGAACACGTTGGTGCAGACAATGGCCCGATAGAACTGGTGGTCAAGTGGCAAGACGAGAAGTAACGCTTCCGTACACACCCCGCAAAGCGTTTAGTCCATTCCACAACAGAACAGAACGCTGGGCTTGCTTAGTTGCTCACCGTAGAGCAGGAAAGACGGTAGCAGCTATTAACGATATTGTTCGTGCTGCGCTGATGAGCAAGGACGAATACCCGCTATATGCGTATATAGCACCATATCGTAGTCAAGCTAAGTCTGTTGCTTGGGACTACCTTAAACACTTTGCTGCACCTGTACTCAAAAGCTCAAACGAAGCAGAATTGACCGTTGAGCTAGTAACGGGTGCAAAGATACGTTTGTTTGGTGCAGACAATGCTGACGCTATGCGAGGACTAGGCTTCTCTGGTGTCTTTATGGACGAGTACGGTGACTTTAGACCTAGCGTATGGGGTAACGTCATTCGCCCGACATTATCTGACAAGCAGGGTTGGGCAGTCTTTGCGGGTACACCAAAGGGCAAGAACCAGTTCTGGCAAATCTATGACCAAGCTAACAAAAGCGATGGGGAATGGTTTTGTTTAAAGTTAGCAGCGTCAGAATCTGGGTTATTGCCGCAATCTGAGTTAAATGCTGCAAGAGCACAAATCTCTGATGACCAGTACCTGCAAGAGTATGAGTGTTCATTTTCCGCTGCCCTGATTGGCGCATATTATGGAACAGACCTACGACTTGCAGAGGACGAAGGACGCATTACAAACGTAGGTTATGACCCGCATCTACCAGTTCATACGGCTTGGGACTTAGGGTATAGAGATGACACCGCAATCTGGTGGTATCAAGTTGTCCGTAACGAGATACATTTAATCGACTTTTATGCGATTTCTGGTGCTAATATTGGAGAAATTGCTAAAATAATCAAAGAAAAGCCCTATAAATACGGAAAACACAATCTTCCGCATGATGCAAGAGCTAAAACGCTTGCAGCGCAGGGTAAATCTGTTATTGAGCAATTAGCTGAGTACCTTGGCATCAACAACATGACGATTGTTCCTGATATTGGTGTCCAAGATGGGATTCAAGCGGTACGGCAATGCCTTCCTATGTGTTGGTTCGACAAGACTAAATGCTCGGATGGACTTGAGGCTCTGAGGCAATACCAGCGTGAGTACGATGAGGATAAGAAAGCGTTTAGGAGTAGTCCAAGACATGATTGGACATCACACCCCTCTGATGCTTTCCGAATGATGGCTGTAGCTTGGAGGTTAGAACCTAAAGTGAAAGCTCCTGATGTTGTAAAACCGCTGATGGTTGGCCCAGAAAACACAGTTACATTAAACGATATGTGGGCAACCCACAAAACTAACCGGAGCAGTCGATTATGAGTGGCGTACAACGTGATTATGGCTATCAATACGAAACAGTCGCAGCTAGTCAAACAACACAAATGCTAGGTGGGTCAGGCGCAGCAGGTGATTACCTGCATCGTCTGATTTGCACAGTTACTTCAGCAGCTACCGCAACGGTTACGCTAACTGACGGTGTGACAGCTATTTCTGTCGTTCCTGCACCAGTTGCGTCTACAGGCGTGATTGACTTAGAACTAAATATGGCTTCCCTAACGTCTGGTTGGAAAGTCACCACAGGCGCAGGTGTGTCAGTTATTGCGGTTGGTATCTTCAGCTAAGAGGTTCTAAATGGAAGCTCTAACAGGCTATCAGAAGTATCTAAACACCATTGCTCAATACGACAATGAGTTTAAGAAGTGGGAAGGGCGCACAACTAAGATTGTGAAGCGTTACCGTGACGATAACCGCAATCAGAACACGAACGAAACCGCAAAGTTTAATATTTTGTGGTCAAACGTGCAGACGCTTATTCCCGCTGTGTACGCTAGGTTACCGAAAGCATCGGTTGTTAGACGCTACGGTGACAATGACCCTGTTGGACGAGTTGCTTCCAATATCATTGAACGTGCGCTAGATTTCGAGATTGAGCATTACTCAGACTTCCGTAGTGCTATGCGTAACGCTGTCGAGGATAGATTTCTCGGTGGTCGTGGTGTCGCATGGGTACGCTATGAACCGCACGTTGTCGCACAGGATATGCCAGAAGAAGGTTATCAGGTAACTGAGGATGTTGACAAAGAAACTGGTATCGGTGCAGGTAACGAGGGCAATGCGTCAACTATTGACGGTTCTGCGGGTATGGAAGCTGAACCTCAAGAGGAAATTGAGTACGAGTGCGCCCCCACAGATTACGTTCATTGGAAAGACTTTGGACATTCTGTAGCTAGAACATGGGAAGAAGTCACCCAAGTTTGGCGTTGGGTGTATATGACCCGTGAAGCGTTGATTGAGCGTTTTGGTGAAGATGTTGGTGGCAAGATTCCTTTGGACGCTGGCCCAGAATCCAACAAACAGTACGGTCAAAACAACCGTGACTTTACTAGAGCTAAAATTTGTGAGCTTTGGGACTTGGAAACAGAGAAAGTCTATTGGTTTAGCAAGACTTCTGGACGCATCATTGATGAGCGTGATGACCCGTTAGGACTAGAGAACTTCTTCCCATGCGCCAAACCGCTGTATGCAACGATGACTAGCGACACGTTAGTTCCTGTTGCTGACTTTGTGCTGTATCAAGACCAAGCGGTAGAGCTAGACATCCTGACTGACCGAATTGATGGTTTAGTCAAAGCTCTGCGTATCCGTGGTGTCTACGATGCGTCACAACCTGCGCTACAGCGTCTGCTTACTGAGGGTGAAAACAACACGCTAATCCCTGTGGATAAGTGGATGGGCTTCTCTGAAAAGGGTGGCTTAAAGGGTTCTATTGACATTCTTCCTATTGACCAAATTTCTAACGCTTTGCTGCAATGCTACAGAGCTAGGGACGAGATTAAGGGGCAAATCTATGAAATCACAGGTATTTCGGATATTGTTCGTGGTCAAACAGCGGCAAGCGAAACAGCGACAGCTCAACAAATCAAAGGACAGTACGCAGGTCTACGACTTCGCTCCATGCAGGAGGACGTTGCACTTTTCGCCACAGCGTTGATTCAGCTTAAAGCACAGATTATCTGCTCTAAGTTCCAACCACAGACGATTCTTGCTTACTCCGCTGCTGAACAAATGTCAGACGCAGATAAGCAGCTTGTTCCAGAAGCGTTGATGCTGATTAAGGACAAGGTTTTACGCAATTTCCGCATTGAAGTTGCTGCGGATAGCTTGGTTCAGATTGATGAGAACCAGAATAAGCGTGACCGTGTTGAGTTCCTGCAAGCTATGGGTGGATTCTTGTCGCAAGCTATGCCTATGGGTCAGCAAGCACCAGAGCTAGTCCCAATGCTAGTCGATATGGTCAAGTTCGGTATGTCTGCATACAAGCAAGCTGCACCGATTGAAGGTACGATTGACCAAGCTCTTGAGCAGATGAAGCAAAAGCAAGCTCAAGCAGCGCAGCAACCACCTGCACCAGATCCAGAAATGATGAAGATGCAAGCAGACCAACAGCGTGAGCAAGCTAGAACTGAGGCTGATATGCAAATCGAACAAGCCAAAATGCAATCTGAAGCAGCGTTAGAGAAGCAGAAACAAGACTTTGAAGCGTGGAAGGTGCAGTACGAAGCGCAAAATCAGATTAACTTAGCTAGAATCAAAGCTAATCCCGGTGTGGACGTTCCGTTGCTTGAAGCACAAGAACTTCAGTCTAAACAGATGGTTCAGCAATTGTCTGCTAGTTTGAATGACGCTATCAACCGTATGGCTCAGTTGCATGAAGGCATGATGCAGATGCAAGCACAGACTATGCAGCAGATTGAGGGTGTCAGAAGCGCAGCAACAGCACCTAAACGTGTTGTTCGTGGTGCAGACGGTAAAGTTATTGGAGTTGAGGTTGTCCAATGACACTCGAATACTCAAACGCTACAAGACACGCTCAAAATGAGGGGTTAATCACCTATGCTGGATCAAATGCGCTATTTAATCTCTACAGCGGTACACAACCTGCAAATGCTAATACAGCGATTACTTCGCAAATTCTTTTAGTTAGTATGCCTATTTCGGGTGTGTTTGGTACGGATGTGAACGGTACGCTAACGCTTAGTGCTGTAACCGAAACAAACGCAGTAGGGTCAGGTACAGCGAGTTTTTTCCGTATCTTTAAGGCTGATAACTCTGTCATCATGGACGGTTCTGTTGGTCTATCTGCTGCGGATTTGATACTAAATACGGTAGATATTGCTGCGGGTCAAAGTGTAGACATCACAGCGGGAACGATTATTAGAGGCAACCAATGAGCGTAACAGTCAAACACCCATTTGTAAGTGCTGTCGCAGATTCTGGTGACACTAGCTTAGTACGTCCTAGTAATTGGAACGCTGACCACACTATTATCGGTTTGGGTACAGCAGCAGAGAAAGACGTAGGCGTTGCTAACGGTGTTGCTTCCCTTGATTCTGGTGGAAAAGTACCTGTTTCTGAGCTTCCCGCAGCGGTCTTGGGTGCTTTAAGCTATCAAGGTACTTGGAACGCTTCTACAAACACCCCTACACTTGCGTCTGGAGTTGGCGTTAAGGGTTACTACTACGTTGTGAGCGTTGCAGGCTCAACCAATCTTGACGGGATTACTGATTGGCTAATTGGTGATTGGGCTGTCTATAACGGTACTGCATGGCAAAAGGTCGATAACACAGACCAAGTGATTAGTGTTAACGGTCAAACTGGTACGGTTGTTCTTACCGCTGCGGACGTAAATGCTGTCCCGTATACAGGTGCAACAGCAGCAGTAGACCTAAATGCAAAATCACTTACTAATATTTCGCATTTAGGCATTAATTCTACGTCCGTCCCTGATATTTTGCTTCGTGCTTATGGCGATAACAACTCAGCATCTCGCATAGGCATTCGTGGATACTCAAGTAACGCTAATAGCTCATCTATGCGTGTGGCTAAGTTTCGTGGAACTTTTGCTGCGCCACAAGCACCTCAAAACAATGATAGTTTGGGTAAATTTGAATTAGCTGGATACGGTACAACTTCATCCGGTGGTTATCCACAAGTGTCATTTGAGGGTTTGGCTACTGAAAACTGGGGTGCTACCGCTAGAGGTGCAAAAGCCGTTGTAAAAGTCACGCCTAACACGACAATTACACAAGTAACAGCACTCACAATCAATCAAAACTCTACCGCTGAGTTTGCAAGCACAGTAACCGCTAACGGCGTGTTGCTCACAGGAAACACGGGAACAGTTACAAGCGTTGCAGCAAGTGCAGGAACAGGTATTTCTGTATCGGGAAGTCCTATAACTTCTAGCGGTACGTTGACCATTACGAATACTGCGCCTGACCAAACGGTAGTATTGAATGCTGGAACAGGTATATCGACTAGCGGAACTTACCCTAACTTCACAATCACGAATACTGCACCGTCTAGCGGTGGTACGGTGACGAGCGTAGGTGGTACGGGTACAGTTAACGGTATTACGCTAACTGGTACGGTTACAAGCACAGGCGATTTAACGCTTGGAGGTACGCTAAGTGGCGTAAGCCTAGCAACGCAAGTGACGGGAAACTTACCTGTAACTAACCTAAACAGCGGAACTAGCGCATCAGCAACAACCTTTTGGCGTGGTGACGGTGCTTGGGCAACCCCTGCTGGTAGCAATATCACAGCGCAGGGTCTGTATGAGAACGCAAACACTATCTCTGCAAACTACACAATTGGCACTAACAACAATGCGATAAGCGCAGGGCCAATCACCATTAATTCTGGTGTAACTGTCACCGTCCCATCAGGTAGCGTCTGGGTAGTCGTATGACAGCAGCGTTCCA